AGACCGGGTGGCGAGTTTAGAGTTCTTGGTACTCGATACCATCCAGAAGATTTATATGGATATCTAATTGAGAATGATACGAACTTTAAGAATTCGTATTTTGTTATTCCAGCAGTGTTCGACAAGAATACTGGCGAACCAATAGATTTATTACAAGACGAAGACGGTAATTTCTACGCTCCGAAAAATGCAGTGTGTTATGACCCTGAAGGATTTCCTATGAAGGAAATCATTAATCGTCGCGCTGCAATGCCACTCGCTGATTTTGAATGTCAGTATCAAAACCGAACAAAATTCATGAGTGGTGATTTTTTCAAGAGTCACTGGTTTCAATATTACGATTCTGATCCAATTACCATGATCAAGAGATATGATTTAGCTGTATGGATGGGAGTCGACCTAGCTTCATCTCTCAAAGATGAAGCTGATGAATTCTCAATCGTGGTCATTGGTGTAATCAGACAGATATTTGAGATCTATGTGCTTTATGAGTATGCTGCACGATTGACGTTTGAGGAGCAGCAAAAGCGTTTGGTAGAAGTTAACGATATGTTCAATCCAGTTCGTGTTTTTGTTGAGGCGAATGCCTACCAGTCAGTGTTAGAATCGACAGTAGCAACTGAGTGGCCCGATATTCCAACGAGACCAATATGGACTACGAAAGACAAAATTACGAGAGCACGTGCTATGCAACTCTACTATGAACGTAAACAGGTGTATCATCGTAAGGGACGTATGTCAGCGTTGGAAGGACAGTTGACTGGATTTCCAGATTTGAAACTGAAAGACCGAGTGGATGCATTATACTTTGCTATCAATGGAGCACTTCAAGGTGGTGCTCGTAAGAGACGACCACCTGAAAAAGAACCTGGATTGTTTTAGCATCTAACCGGTTAGACACGAGGTGAATGATGTCGGCAGCCGCAGCGGAGATGATTGGTGAGAATCAATATGTAGCCAAAGTCATCCCGATTCAGATAAGAAAAGATTCGCGTGGAGTAACTCGAGAGCTTCCAGAAGATCCATTCACTTCGTTGTATGGTCAAGGAGAGATTATTGAGCCTCCTTATGACCTATTTACATTGGCAATTATGCCAGAGGTATCGTCTGAACTTGGTCCTGCCATTGATGCAATGACAGTGAACGTTGCAAAGATGGGACATCGTATTGTTCCTCGCGATGGTATGAAGCAAGGTGAGGAGGCACTTGATGCGCAAATCAGAGATGAAATCGCAAAAGTGCAGAATTTCTTCGCAAATGCCGTTTTGGAACCAACCGAAACATTCACTACTTTTCGAGCTAACTTACGTATCGATCTTGAGTCTACTGGTAATGCTTATTTTGAAGTGCTGCCAAATATGCTTACCGGTGAACCGGCTGGGTTGAATCATCTTCCTAGCTGGCAGATGCGTCTCAGAAGAGAAGATGATGAGATGACTGAGCATGATGTATTACGCTCAGTTCGTAGTTCAGATGGTTCATGGTCAATTCAGAAATTTCCATACTCGAAAAGATTTCGTAGGTATGTTCAAATTCGTGAAAGTGAGAATACGAAGGTTTATTTCAAGGAGTGGGGAGATCCTCGTTCGATAAGTAAAGAAGATGGACATGTATTCACAGACGAAGAAATGTCATCGGAGAATTGGCATGAAGGATTGCTTGCTACAGAAGTAGTACATGTTAAATTATATTGTCCTCGTAGTCCATATGGACTTCCAAGATGGATAGGAAATTTATTTACAATCTTTGGTAATCGTGCAGCCGAAGTAATTAATTACACGACATTCAGAAGTAACAACATTCCTGCCATGATGCTTATGGCTACGAATGTTCAATTAACCGAAGCGTCAATTGAACGAATAAGAAAATTTGTTGAGGAACGTATTCAAGGAGATGACAACTATTCAACGATATTGATTGTTGAAGGTGAGCCTATTAGCGAAGGTATGAAAGATCCTGGAACAATGAAGCTCGATGTCAAGGAGCTAACTCAGGTTCAACATACCGATGCGCTATTTGTGAACTATATGGAACGTGGCGATGACAAGATTCGTCGATCGTTTCGTTTACCTCCGATATTTATGGGACGTGCAGAAGATTACACTCGAGCTACAGCTGATAGTTCGAGAAAAGTTGGTGAGGAACAAGTATTTCGTCCAGAAAGAAACGAGGATGATGCGGTATGGAATCAGACAGTTGTTCCTGCACTTGGTGCGGCAAATGCTGTATTTAGATCGAATACACCAGACATCACCGATAATTACGAGTTGACTCAACTGTTAGCGGTTGCTGAACAGAGCGGTGGTCTTTCTCCAGAGATTTCCCGTCTTATTACTGAGGATGTTCTTGGTCGAGAGCTTCCACCTATTTCAGATGAGATTGAAAAGAATATTCCATTCTCACTTACAATGCTTCGTGAGGAAGCGAAACTTGCGTTAGGTTCTGCTGGAGTTTCTGAGGGAGAAGCTGTCAAACAACTAGAGAAGCTTAAGATGATGATGGATGATCAGGGTAGTATGCCAGAAGACGCGTACAATGCAGTCAATACTCTGATTAAACTATTGTCAATGCAACCGAAACCGAAACGATTTACTGCGAAGGTGCAGTGTGACGATGAAGAGGAAACCAAAGTAGATATTGTTAAGACCATTAGAGAAGTAGATGGTCAATATTGTGTCTTCTCTGAAGATGGAGATACAAATTTTGGTTGTTATGATACAAGAGCAGAAGCGGAAGAACGTCTTGCTCAAATAGAAACATTTAGTGAGAAAGTATATAGTCTTCCAATTCAAAAAATATTCAAGTCAGAAGAAGCGGATCAGCGAATAGTTGGTGGAGCAGTGTTGGTTCCGGGAGTTGTAGATCTCCAAGGTGAGATATACGATGATCAAACAACAGAGGCTGCTGCGTTTTATTGGCTTGAGCATTATATGGAGGACCCAAAAGAAAATGGTATCAAGTTTATGCATGAAGGTGAGGTTATTTACGATGCAGCTCGCCCGATACAAAGTTGGGTTCTCGATCGAGAAATGACGTTTGATGTTGAAGTTCCTGCCGCGACAGGCGATCATCCAGCAAAAGAACTTGAAACCTTGACCTATCCAAAAGGAACTTGGATACTGTATGCTCGTATTAGGGATGACAAATTGTGGAAGAAGTTCAAGAAGGGTGAGATAACTGGATGGAGCATAGGTGGCGTTGCTCTTGTTCAGACACTAAATAAGATTTTAGCAGTGTGAGGTAATCATGCCTACTCTTGCAGAGTCCCCAGAAGCTCAAGCCGTTCTTCGAGATATCAAACCAAATGAAGTATCAGCGGTTGATGTTCCAGCAATAGGCGAGCCGCATATGGTTTTGAAGTCTGCGTCTAACCGGTTAGACGTGGTTATCAAAGCCAACGAGCCAAAAGACAGCATGAGTAATGAGGAACTCGAAGCAGCACGTGAAGCTCGTTCTAGCACTTATGGAATCGAGGTGCTCGAGGAAGGTTCTCATTTGACGTATCCGAGTGGATATCCAACGACGCTCGAGGAATATGGCGATCCGGTCAATTTGAAATATCCAACTGATACACCTGAGCGTGCTCAGAATGCTCGTGTTCGTTTCAAACAGAATGCAGATACGTACAAAAAAGATTCGTCAAAAAAGGTCGTGCATGAGCGCATAGTTCGTGCAGAATTGAAACATGGTATTGAACCGGGTTATGATCCTGATGATCCGTTGGATCAAATGTTACCTTCGGATTTGAAGGATGAGATGACTGAGTCCGGTTCAACGGAGAAACAGGGAGGACAGATGACAAAGAAAAAGCTCGATGAGAATGCTGTCCCCCGTCCCGTGATGAAGGTTGTGCACAAGCGTCTCAAGTCCGTCCTCGACAGCGTGGGCGAGCTACGCGATGTGTCGAAGAACCTGAAGGTTGCGGAAGACGGGGACGAGCGAGCACCTCAATTCTTGGTAGACATGACGAAGTCTGTCGCTGCCGAGATTCGGTCACTTCAACCGGACGACAGCGTTCGCATTCAGAAGCGTGCGATTGCTGAGCCCGTTCTTTCGTTGCATTCGATCACAAAGCGCGCGGAAGACATCGAAAAGGCGAACGCTGTTTCGTATCTAGTTCGCGATCGATGGATTGATGTTACGCAATCGATTTCGGAATACATGACGACATACGTCGAGGGAATCGAGCACGATGACAATGGTCCAATGCTCATTCCAGATGGACTTGATTCGACGGTCGACAAATCGGCTGGTGAATTGGAAGATCTTGCAAAAGAACATTCCAATGAAGATACGGATCAGGACGGACAAACCGAGACGGAACCAGTTGAGAAGACTCTCAAGAGTGAAAAGGACTTCGATCTTCGCGAGGCTTTTGATATGGTAATGAAGTCTCTTGCTGAATTGAAGGCGTCGAAGAACGTCGAGGAGGACAAAATGGACAAGAAGACCACTAAGAGTGAGGAAGTACCTGCCACCGACGATCAGGCGACTTCTGATGGAGAAGGAAGCGAAGAGACGGGGACCGAAGCTGGAAGTGAAGAGACCGGTACCGACGATTCTCAATCCGACGACACCGCAGGCGACGAGTCTGGTGAAGAAGGCGAAACGGAACCCGAGGCACAGCCCGCCACCAAGGGAGCCGACGACCTAATTCTCAAGGCAATCGCCGCGATGGAGAAAAAGTTCGATCAGAAATTCGGGGATGTCGAAAAGGCTATCGATGATGTTCGTGGGGTAGCGAATGCTTCTGCGGAGAAGGTTGACAAAGCTTTGCGGAAGAGGGCTGACTCCAGGGGTGGTGCTCCCGACAGCACCACCAAGGTTGCCGAGACCAAGAAAAAGAAGGACGAAGGATCGTTCTCTGGTGTTCTTGGTCTCCCAGGCGTGGAATAGGAACGTGTCGGGTTGAATCTGCATCACCCGAAAGGAGTTATTTGAGATGACGAACGAGGAACTTCTCCAGAAAGCGAGAGAGCTGGTTGAGAAGTCGCTTATCGATACCACTGCGCTGGCGTCTGGCGGCAAGCTCAATCCTGTGCAGAGCAACAAGTTCATCGATTACGTGATCGATGTCACGATGCTCAAATCAAACGTCCGCGTTGTTCGGTTCAAGCCCGAGTCGCTTGAGATCGACAAGATTGGCGTTGGACAGCGTGTCACTGTGCCGAAAGCGGAAGCTCAAGCACCGCAGACTCGACGAGGTGTCAGTACGTCGAAGGTCACTTTGACTCCGAAGGAATTGATGACTCCTTTCGAGATCAGTGACAATTTCGCCGAGATCAACATCGAAGGTGAATCGGTCGAAGATACTGTCGTTCGCATGATGGCAACCCAGACTGCGAATGACATGGAAGAGCTGATGATCACCGGCGATACGATTGGACCAGCCAGACTCGAGTCAGATCTCGAGGATAACGGTTCAACGACCAAGTACGTGAAGGATACGTACATCGCACTGTTCAACGGTTGGCTACGCAAAGCCGATTCGTCCAACTTGTACGATGCACGTGGTGCTGACATCAACAGCACGTTCTTCTCGCGCATGATCACCAGTATGCCAGTGAAGTTTCGTCGCATTCGTCGTGATATGCGATTTTTGTCTTCATTGGATCACGAGCAGCTATATCGTGAGAAGATCGCTTCTCGTGCGACTGGTGCTGGCGATGCCGCTCTTCAAAGCCAAGGTGCGTTGACTCCGTTTGGAGTACCTCTCATTGGTGTTCCTCTCTTGGAGAAAGAGCCAATCGTCGTCGAGGACATCACATTCGGAGCTGGTCCGGATACTCAGGCTCTTCGATATGGGCCGATTGCCAATGTAGTTGTCACGAACCAGGATCTAGGCAAATCGCCAGAAGATGCTTATTTGGAGACGACAGACTATACCGTCGACTACACTGCTGGAACCATTACCAATACCGGTGGTGGAGCTTTGGCAGCTGGTGGCACGTTCAAGGTGACTTACACCTCCTACGGGCAGGTGTTGCTTACCAATTACTCGAATCTGATTCTCGGTATTGGTCGAGACATTCGGATTGAGCGTGCTCGTGACATCTTCAAGTCAACGAATCAATACGCTATCACCACTAAGATCGACGTGCAGATCGAAGAGGTGACAGCGATGGTGAAGGGCATCAACGTCGGTCTCAACTAGCGATAGCTGACCGAGAACGACAGAGATAACGTCGGTGAAGCCAGGGTTGGAAGTCGTATTCCTCCCTGGTGAATCCGGCAGTTTCGAGGAGGATTTCGATGGCAAGAACACGTAAGACCCGCAAAGCAGTTTCGGAGCCAGAGCCCGAGGTTGTGGAAGTCGAAGAGACAGAAGATGTTGATGATGTCGAAGAAATCGACGAGGCTCCAAAAACGAAAGCATCTCCTGCAAAAAAGGTGATCAAGGATGAACCAAAAAAGGAGTTCACTGCCATTTTGCAGAATGCAACTTCACTTACACTCTTGGGAAAAAAGTTTTTCAAGAACCAACCAACCAAGGTTCCGATTGAGCATCTCAAGCTTATCCGAGACCATGGATGGTTTCGTGTAATCGTCTAACTGGTTAGACGAGTGTGCTCATCTTACACCTTGATAATGGGACGACAGTTCGTCTCGATCCACGTCGAGACAACTACATCTACAAAAAAGAATTAGACGTGTAGCTATTTCAGATGGAGATGGTAAACGAATTGATATGCCATTGAATAAAAATGGCGTTTATAGAATGTGGATTGAACGTGTCGAAAAAGGTAATGAAATACGAGGCGAACGATTTTGTATGCGCAATGACTTACTTATTTTGAAAGCTACGCTATACTATTCAGATAATCGAGTCGTTTTTGACTTGGATCTTTCGGGAGGCTTCCGATGTTTTCGACAAGAGACGTATCGTTAGCAGCGTTCATTCGATTCAGAGGTCATGAGCTAAAAGAGTACAAGACAAGCAATCGAGGAAAAGATGGTGAATGGACGTTTGATATTGACGATGATCAGGCAAGAACTTTGAAGGTGGAATATGTCAATTCTGACATAGCTGCGTTTGAAGGAATTCGTCGTGGAATGGCTAAACAGAAGTATGGCTAATACGACGATAGTCTGATAAAATAGAAGTATAGTTCTTCATCTTTCGTTTTATCCTTCGTGCGATTCTGGAATAGTTGAACTGTGGGAGTTTGAAGGAGGAAACGAAATGGCTCTTACGAGAATCAGACAAGACCACATTTGGTCAGTTGGGGCGAGTATTGACGATACTAAAACTCCGACTGATCACGATGCCAACGCCGTAGATCTTCAGGATACGATCGACTATATCTGTTCGCAGCTAGCTGATTTGACTGGTGAGGTAACGTGGGAAGCTGCTCCAGATGCAACGATCGCAGCAATGTGGGCGAAGACTTGGCTGGATGACAAGCTTGCTCTTCGTGATAGGCTTGTTCTTCAAGATGTGGCTGTTCCAGCAACTCAGAACTATGTAGTTTTGAGCCAGGCTGGAGGGGAAGCGCCGACTCGAGTAGTTGCGATTGCAACGTCAGTTGAAGGCGCAGTATCAGCACAGCTAGCAGGAGCAGTTGGAAGTCATTCGTTGACTGAAATTGCTGGCAACGATGCATTGAATCCGAAGAATCTTTGTATGGTTTTTGATGCGACAACTGGAGATCCGATTCAGAGTAGCGGTCGTCAGGTATATGCTTTGTTGCAAGTTGGTTCTACAGCTGTTGATGGCAATGCATTTGATGACTCCAACAATGCTGGTCAGCTTTCTTTCGTTCGTCCGAACTCGACGTATGATGATTTGGAGGCTTGTCCAGTAGCAGATATCGAAAGTACATCTATCAACTACGTTTACGCGGATAGAGAATCTCTCGATGGGTGGTCAGAACAAGATTTCCGTCAGAGTGCGGTGCTTGTTGACTTGGCTTCTCCTGGAGTATCTCAAAGTCTTGATATCGCATATGACGGTGGATCGGTTGTTGATGTTGATAACACGAACGTCGATTGGCGATTGACAGATACTAAACACTTCTACGTTTCCGATGCAACCGGAGCTGCTAGAATTCTTGACGTTCATGCAGAAGCTACTGGAGACGAGATCGACATCAACGCTCCTGGTGGTATCGATATATCTGCTGGCGATCTTACGATGGCTAGCAGCAAAGCAACTATTAGCGGTGTTGAGATCGGTGGTGTTAGTGGGCAGATAGCATCAACTGGATCTCTTGATCTGTCTCTTGTTGGTCAGGACGACATTACATTTGTGACCACAAGACAAGCTGCTCTTCCTCTTGACGACGCAACAACTGGTGCTATTTCGGCATTGCCAGGAGGACCACATGCATCGGTTGCTGCGGCAATCAAGTATGCTATTGAGAATGGCATTTCGTTCAATCTTGGCGTGACTGTTTTGGCATCGAACTAC